CGTACTGGTAATAACAGGAGCGCCCGTACCAGTTGCAAGGGTTTGAAACGATGCAATAGTTGCTACAAGGCCCGGCACAACGCCTTCAATCTTAATACCGTAGTGATTGCCGGTTGGGCCAGCGTCTTTAGCTGTGAAGGTATTAACACCCAATGCAGCTCCGGTTGAGAATACAGCGTCACTCAAAAGATCACACGCAGTTTTAACAGCAAGTGCCGCTGCGGTTTGATCTGAGCCACTTGGAATCGCAACGGTTACTTTATACTTCTCTTCATCGACAATAGAAACATTATACGAACCGGCTGATGTTGATGTGCCAACAAATGTGATCGTGCCGGTTGCGGCATTTCCTGCCCCTGCGGTAACGCATACAACGTCAAGCGGGGAAACGCTTTTGTTCGATGTTTTCCAATCAAGGATGCAATTGGTCAGGTAGGAATCAACGCCAAACAGTGTTTTGATTTCTGTCGTTGTCATTGCTTCAACATTGCTGTTAAGAGCATCACTCACGCCTGTTGGCGCACCTGTCACGCCCAATTGACCAAAGATGATATCCCTTCGGTTTGCAAAGGCATCAACCACCGCTGCTGGCAGTAAGCTGATATTAACTTTCGGATTACTTGTCACGCTACCCATTATGCTTCCTCCTTGATTTTAATTTCTTTTTTCTTAGTTGGTTTTTCCTGTTTTATAATCACTATACTTTCATCTCTCAGCCTGCGCCTCCAATGCTTATCAAGTGGCGTGCCTTCCTTATCAACTTCGATAGGTGTTTGCTTGCCAGCTCCCAAACCGTGAAGCTCAACCGATGATTTATTTTCAATCATTACTTTAGCCATTTTGTTCTCCATCCCTTGCGGTTTAAACATCTTTTACACCTGAATCTATTAGTTTATATAGCTCAATCGGGTCAAGGTGCGTGTTTGCATATGCCCTTGCAATATCCCTCTGACATGTGAAGCAAACAAACTTCTGGTGGGTGTACAGGCCTTCTCCACCGAGGTTTTTTGTTCCGCAAATCACACATACGCTATCAGCCATTATTCCCCCTCATCCAAGTTAATGTTTGCTGTCATTTCAGCTTGGTCATCTGCGAACAGTTTAAGTGTCTGCGCTATGTCTCTAAAAGCAACAGACTGCTGCTGCAAGAATCCATCTTCATAAGTGACTGTATGCGGTAACTGCCAGCCGTAAGCATGACCGTAATACGCGGTATTGTATTCTGTCGGACCGTCACCTGTCGGCACTGCTAAATATTGTATTGCGCTACCGCCTGCAAAGTCCGTGAACCCAAACAGGGTTTTGAGCAAGGCAATCAATATCGTGCTGTATGCTAAATCCTGTGCATCCGAACCGGATAAGTCAGCACCTGTCGGAATGAACACAACCGTTGAGAAATCACGTAATATTGTAAGTTTCCCCAAATCCTGCTTTGTCAATCCTGCTGTTCCATCGTTGAGCGTGTGCCTATCCTTCGACACGTCACCATCGCCCATAATGATAAACAAGGTGCAATCTCCTGCGGTCTGCTTGGTATAGACTGCCTGCGCCCGTTTAAAGTCAGCAGCAGCGTATATTCTAAAGCTCTCAACGATTGCCATGCCGTCAATTGCTCCATCGGGCATATCCGGCACGCTTGAATAGTCAATTGTAAAGCTGTCATCATCGGGAACGGTCGCAATTGTCTGCAGTCCGTTCAGCCCTGCAGGTCGTTGTTCAATCAAATACTGCCCACCGTCAAGTGAAGGCGGTGCAACTTCAGCGCCTGGAAGTGCAATCGTGAAACTTGTGCGGTCTTGAACGTCAAGGATCGTGTGTGTTGCATTCCATGCCGTTCCACCACCCGTGAACCCTGCCAAAGTGATTTCGTCAGTATCAAGCGCCTGAGACGGCTTAATGAGGTCGTGCTGTGCCGCTGTGGTGAAGGTTACACCACCCGCGCTTTCTTCTGCTGCTATCAGGGCATTGCGTGTCGTGCCAGCGGTTATAACCACACTATCAGCAGGAGACTTGCCGTGATCAGTAACGTTTACCGTTACAATATTAGAAGCACCCACGCTTGCGCTTGTCACGGTCATATATGATGTAAACTTATCCGTGAATAGCGGTAAATACGTTTTAAGATGCTTAGTGATTTCAGTTGGTGTGATCATGCGCCTGTTTCCCGTTTAACGCTTTCAAGTATCGAATTAACCGTGTCTTGTGCTTTGTTATTGATCGCCTTTATCAAATGCGGTCTTGGAGCCATGCGCCCCTTTGTACCGTTCTCTAAAAAGCCTGCGTATTCTGCTGTTTCGCCAACGGTCATTTCCTGATGGTTCTTAACCTTGTAATTTCCTGAATTAGCAAGTTGCCCTGTTCTATTTGCCGGTGCTTCGCCCGGGGCCGATGCTTGATGTGGTCTGCCTTTAAAAGTGTAAACCTTACCTGTTTTCGGGCCTGCCTTAATCAATCGAGCTGTTTCCCTGACAACATCACTGCCGATTTCATGCAATGCGAGCCTCAGGCCGCGCTTTGTAGTGCCTTCAAGCTTAGTAACGTCAATCAAGACTTGCTTTGTGCGCCTTGTTGTTTTAATCGTTACGCTCATGCTCTTTTATTCCACATTTCAACTACTGCGGTTTTATCGCCATCTTTTTCAACAACACAATTACAACCTAAACATTCAATCCACCATGATATTTTTATATATGAGCTATTAATGTTTGGCCCGACAACATCTTTTGACCCACAAAACGGACATGCTTTTAAATCGCTCATGCCTTCGCCGCTTCCTCTGAAGTTTCGCCGCGCTCTGTAACCTGAATTGCAAGGGCTTCATTCCGTTCGTTCACATTATCGACTTTAAGAACCTTGTAGCGTTTTGCATTGTCCAGCAAATAATGATTGAGATGCTCCACATCAGGAAAATCAGGATCCCAATCACACCAAAAGATGTGAGTAGCCGTTTCGTCAATGTTAATTTTTGCAAAGCGTGCAACCCCTGGGCTTATTGTTTCAAGTGCGCACCATTGCTGCCTAACTGTCGTAAACTTCTCCACCGGCTGACTTGACCCGAAACCAGATCCCTTCATTTCGCGGGTTTGAATGTCTACAAGGTGAGTTTTGTCACCTGTGCAGAGTTTCGTTTTTTTTATTCGTTTTATGTCGCAGTTAGCCATTATTTATCCGATGGGTCTATCTCTGTTGTTCCACCTAACTCATCAGGCCATTCATATTTGCCACACGTTTCTTTTGCGCCTCTGTCCATTTTCATTCCCTTTCTTTGGAGCCGGTAAAAGGATTTGAACCCTTGACACTCTGCTTACAAGGCAGACGCTCTACCAACTGAGCTACACCGGCGTTTAATAAAAATATTTCTGTGTAACATTGCTAATATCTCGCTGGGCCTTTGCTATTTCTGACCTAAATTCAACTGCCTTGTCTTGCTGGTATTTTGAAAATGTATGTTCGTATGGCCAAAAACCTTCCTCACATGCTAATCCAAGCTTCATGTCAGCCCCCTATGCAAACGTGTTACTAATTTTAAATTCCCCTAAAATACCCTTTGCGATGCCAGGCAGTTCATCCCCACCGCCGCAATCACCTCTGTTACTGTGCCAATAGCTTACCGTTTCCATGATAGCCGTTTTGATCGCGCTCGGAACTGCTGCCGCTACACCATAACCCGCTGTAAATTCAACCTGATATGGATAAGGAACACTGTCGGGTCTGTCGTTAACTTCCTCAAATATAATACGTGGAAAGCCGCCCGTATCTTTCACGTTGTAATCATCGCTATCAACCGTTGTGAGCACATCACTCACATAAACCTTCACGGTCGTTACAGCTCCCAGCGGGGCGCGTCTGAGGGTCAGAAAATAGCCAATCTCATAACACCATGCACAATCAAGCCCTGAGATATGCCCGGTAATCGTGCGCGTGACAAACACACGGTTCGTGAACTTCTCAGCCTTCTCGGTTGCAGACACAATCAAGGCTGTCAGCAAGGCATCTTCAGTGGTGTCCGTTTTCTTGCACCACGCCTTTACTTCCGTGAGCGTAACGGGCTGTATGGCTGCTGGAGTTTTGACAACGTAATTATCAGTGATCATTACTTACGCTTCCTTCTGGCGGTCTTTTTGACCTCTTTTTTAATAGGCTTTTCAGGTGCAGGGGCTTCTTTTTTCTTCTCAGGCTTGGCTTCCTCTGCCCACCCGCAATCAATCATTGCCTGTCCCATTTGTGCATCAACTGGATACTCAGTGCCTTCCACAACTACAATCTGAGGCTCCGATACTACCGGATGCGCAAATCTGCCTGACTTCAATGCTGTAATCTTCATCTGCTCAACTCCATAAAGGGGTGTGTGCTGCGTGGGGCGAAGGGGGTACAAACTCCCCACACAACACACGGAATCACCTCAACAGGCCATGCCCTGAGAGGTTGAAAGTTATTCGATCACGTAATCCACGATAAAATCAATCCCGGTTGCAGTATCCCCAGCAGTGCCAACCGTTTTGACCGATATCGCGGTTGCTGCGGTATTTGACACATAGCTTGCGCCATCAGCAAGCACCGTTGCGCCTGTCCCACCGCTTATAAGCACTGTGCTTTGCGTGAGGTTTGCTTGCAAGAATGAAACCAGAATTGCAGCAGACCCATCATCACCAGACACATCAACCGATGTTAGCGTACCAACAGCGCCACCGTAAGCGATAGCACTGCATGAGATTAAGCGATACCGCTTACCAGTAACAGCTGGCAGCAAGTCAACGCCTGCATTCACGTCAGCTATGATTACCCGGGTGCGTATGTTCCGAACTATTCCATCGGCAGCAAGGGTAGAGCCGACACCGGAAGAGTTCCCGATTATGATGCTGCCATCAGCAAGCGCAATATCTCCAGGAGCAAGCACACCGTCATCCATTGTTACAGTCGCGCCGTCCTCAACCAACAGCGTTCCACCGGATGCTATAACAATCCGATCACCGCCCTGATCTTTGTATACTTTGGTTGTGTATGCAGCAAAGCACACACTGACAGACACAAAGAAAATAATTAAAGCTAAATATGCTTTTTTCATATTCACCTTCCTATTGACTCAGCGGGTTTTTACACCCGCATAGCCAAATTATTGTTTACAGTCCACCCTGACCTGTGGGGCGGCTTTCAGGGTTCTTGATTGCTACAACAACCACGTCCATACTGCATGCTCCGTTTCCGAGAAAACGCACCTGCAAATAACGCTTGGTTCCAAAACAACCAAGCTTGGCACATGATGCGCCTTCAACGGTTGCAGCGGTTCCAACAGTCGGGGAAGTGTAAATAAGGTTTGCAGCAGCAACGACATTTTCAGTACCCATGCCAACTGCGTCATCTTCATAAATGGTTAATGCGCCGGTTCCGGCAGTCCATGAAGTGACCATAATGGCGAAGTACACACCCATATCATATTTAGCGGTATCAATAACCGCACCTCTTACGTCACCTGCATTTCCAACGGTCTGGTTTTCAAGTGCATAATGCACTACCTGATTTGTTGCTACTTCTTTAATAGCCATTTGCTATCTCCTTAAAAATTGATGATTATGCTTTGGTTACCATGATCTTGTAGCCTTCAAACGATGTTACTGCACCGCCGGAACGCTTGGTTGTGTAAAAGCCGATTTTAGGCCGAAAGGTTATCTCATCCCGGAACACTCGGATGCCGAAACGGTCAGCGATGGTGTAACTCACGTTGAAATCACCATATGCAACCGACAGAGAGCTTGCCGCAATAGCAGGCATGTCATTAAAAAGAACGACAGTGTTTCCAAGCAGTTCTTTTCCAGTGCCTTCTTTCATCATAAAAGGATTAAGCAAGAAATTGCCAACACCGTCACGCAACTGAGTTACAGCGCCCCATGTGCCGCGCTTCATTAACCAAACAGCACCAGCTTGATATTCCTCAATAAGCATGTTCTGCAAGTTCATGAAATCAACAGCAGAGTCAAGCAGGGCAGATGTACCAGTTGACGTGTACTGCTCAATCGCGTCACGCTGGTACACTCCAGCAGCATCCCATGCAGGCAGGGAAAGAATCCCTTCCCATTTTTGGCTACCATCGCCGGTAACACTCCATGTGTTCTCAGTACGTGAAACCTTGCGCGACACCATACCACCGTGCCATCCAACGACATCAAAACCAGCATCGTCAAGCATACGCTGGGAGATGGTCGGAAAAGCTGAAATTTCGTGGATCGGGATGCTTTTCTCACCGATATCAGCGGTATCAGTTTCGGTGCGGGCGGTTACTTCACCAACGCTAGTCTGCACGCTTGCCTCATCATCGTCAATGCCCACCGTAACTTCATTACTGGTAGTGGTTATTACAGAAGCAATGCTGCGCATTGCTGACGTTTCAAAAACACGGTTAACAATGCGGCCCGAAGATTCAGGCGTTATGAAATAACCGCCTTGAGGATTAGACCCCTCAATGAGTGATTTAATGTGAACCTGTCGATTAATATCATCACAGAAAAACAGACCCTTTTCAGCTACATCATTGCAAACAACTTCGATGGTATCTTTCGGAATCGGTGTGCCTTTTCGCAGGTAATCATAGGATGCTTTTAAATGCTCAGGTGCAATCTTTTCGCCGTCTTTTCCGGTTTTCATGTTAGCAAGCGCCCTAACAATGCCATCCATCTGTTCTTTGTTCTCGGCTTCAAACTTAAGGCGGTCTGTCTGCGCTGATTCAAATAGCTCTGATGCCTTAGTTGCGGCATCTTTCATGCTTGCGAAATCAACAGCATCAATCTTGCCCTCAAGTGCAACAACCTTCTCCTGTACGTGGATTACGGCATCAGCCGCTTCATTCATTTTTTTCTGTACTGCTTTAATCTCTTCTGGTGTCATTTTATTACTCCTTGCAAATGTTTATAAGTTTATCCAGTGATTCATTAAGCTGTTTCAAGTCCTCACCGTCTCGGTGGATGTCCTGCACGTCTCGTAGCATTCCATCGGACTTCATATAAGCAATTAACTTCTTAGCTTCCTTTTGTGAGAATTTAATGCCGTGCAACATTGCTTCTTCAACGGCGCGTAGATCCACGCTGTCCAGTTCACTAAAATCCAACGCCTTTACAGCGGTTACGTTTGCAAGCGGGTTCATCGGTTCGTCAACAATCGAGCCCTCCCAAATCTCAGCTTCAGGGATAGATCGCACGCCGTCTTTAATGCTTGACCCTTCGCCCAAACTCCAACCAACTGAGAAATCAACAAGCACTCTCTGCTTTGCAAGTGAAAACGCTTCCCTGCCCTGTTGTACTTCGAGGTTGACTTCAGCTGCCCCAAACAAGCCACGGTCATCCTCTTTTACGTTTTCAATCGGGAACCCGCCAACAGTGCGCCCGTGTTGATCTTTAAACCTAATCTGCCTGCCCGTTTTCCGATGTCTCTCAAGGCTCTTTTCCCATGCGCCCCTGATAAACTTATCTTTAACGCCATCCCATCCGCCACGGTCTACGTCCCAGGTGGCAATGTAACCCTCAATAACGCCAACCTTGACACCATTGCGCTCAACCTCTTTGGTTTCTGTAATAATCCCGCCATGACATAATGTTTTGATTTTCATATGTTCACCTAATTGAATGTGTATAACGTGCTGCAACGGCAATTTATAGTATTGCCTGCGCTTGCACCTAAAGATGAATCGCCAGGGTACATCAGCCTTTCTCCGTTCACGGAGAATGGTTGATCTATGGGAACAGATGCAACCTCTGATGCATGATGCCCCCGGCGCACATCCTTGTCTCCAACATCTTGCCACTCTTTTAATGCTTTGGGCTTAATCGGGATACGTTCCCGCGTTACAGCGTCCATTGGGTCAAGTCCTGCTTCACTGTATGCCCCCAGGAGCTTCGTTGATTCAGCGGCCTGCTGCGTGTTTGTAATTACTATTGAACTTTCACGCCCTTTGAACTTCCGGTTTATGATCGTAGCGGCAACAATAGCTAATTCCCTTTGTGAATACTGAAAGTTACCATCATCTTGTAATGCCTGCCGTGACTGATTCAATGCTGTGTCCATTTCGTTTTGTGTCGTATCAATGATCTGTTTAGTGACTGTTTGTGAGCTATTCAGGCTCCAAGCCATTAAAGCGGCGATTAACTCGTCATCCCGACTGTCATCTTGCGCTTTTGTATCGTCTTTAACGATGCCAGTAAATGCACGCTGCGTCCTGCTGTAGTGGTTCTCAAGCGTTGTATTCCACGCCGCCGCATACTTCTGCGCCCTAACCTGATTGCCAGTACTAACGCCAATCCGGTACTGAATGCTAATACGATTAAAAAGGCGGCGCACTTCACGGTTGAATATCCCTTCAAGTTTGAGCTTTAGTGCTAATTGGTCGTTAAGAGTCATCTTAAATCAAACTGAACCGTATTATGTCCGGCCCCACTGTGAACGAACTCATAGCATGACATATGTTTATTTTTCAACTTGGCATCAAGTCTGTCAAAATCTTTATATATCCTTTCAATCAACGTGTTCTCGCCTTTTTTGACCTGCCTTTTATTCGACATCATCCCCACCCCCATCATCGTTAATATCCATACCCATTGGCGCAAGCGTCACGTTCTGATACAACACGTCACCCTTTGGAAGCGGCTCACGGTTCGGCATTGCTTCGCGGATCTCATTGGTAGTCTCAACGCCGATCTTTTTCCGCTGTTCAAGCTCATCAAGCATACGTTTCTTTAATGGCTGCAAGGAATCCTTGTTATAAGTGATTTCAGCATCACCAATAGCAATCTTGAACCGGGGCAGCAGAAAGCGCGACCAACCAGAATAAATCTTGTCAGCAAGTGGAAGCACGGCGAAATCATAGAGCATCTCCACGCCTGTTGCCATGTTGTCAAATGTTGTCGCGTCTGTGCTGACCAACGGGAGCGGAATGCGGAACCGGAAGTGAATAGCCTTATCCGATGTATTGTGAAGCACAGCCCAATCCATGTCTTTGGGCGTTTTCCCCATCTCAGTTACAGATTGAACTTCGCCGCCTTCAACCGCTGCAATCGTTCCTGATTTTTCTTCACCTGCAAGCTTTTCATTCAACGCCTGTATGCGCCGCTTCATTTCATCATCATCAACGCCGGTGTCCTTGAAGATAATCAGCATTGACGGCCTGCCGCCGTTGCTCAGAAGCTGAACATTGCTTATCTTGCCTTTAAGCTGTTGGCTTGTTTCAAGTGCAGCCGCCTGGAGCGGGCTATCTGGCTGTGCATCAGTTGACATTGAAGAAAAGCCTGTAATCCGGTAAAGCTCTTTTAATCCTAATTTATCGTAATACCGCGCAATCTTATTTTTGCTTAATTCCTGCTTGTATGTGCCTTGAGCGACACCAGAGCCGACACGGTACACATCAACGTACTCATTGCCATTTGTTGAATACGATAGGAACGTAGGCCGCACGGGGTAGATTTCCTGTGGGGGCATAGTAGAAACGCCAAGCGCATACATCGGGCAATCTTTAGTCAGCAGGTAATGCCTGGCAACGCGAGCCGCAAAGCCTGAGTAATCCATGTATGAGTTTGGCTGTTTCAGCAGGTCAAGCAATGGATGCTTGTCAATCACTGTGCCATCTTTCAGCTTCAGCACCGGCACGATCTGTTCAAAAGCGTCAGCAATCATATCAACGTCAGATGCAACGGTTGAATTTTGCCGGTATATGGTAAATGCTTTTTGTGGCGTGATTGTTTCGCCGGTTAGCGAACAAGAAAGGAACTCATTTTCCAAGCTGTTAAAAACGATGTTGCGGGTCGGACCCTGTGTTGCCTTTGTATTAGCGTTGATTCCAACCCACTTTAAAGGCCACTTCATAAGCTAATCCAGGAATAGTTAATCTTTTATCCCTTTAATAGCCGTAGTTTGACAGTTTGTCAAGGACTTTTTGTCAAAAATGTCAAATAGTCAAAAATAATTGACAGGGTGTCAAATGGTGGGTAATAAAAAAGGCCACTGACTATTGCGCCGGTGCTTCTCCGGCAACGGTATAACGCTTGCGCTGCATTCAATCAAAATAGCCCCCTTAATATATTATTGTTTCTTCATCTCGCACACCATCATAATGCCAATACTTTGGGACCACAAAGGGAATGCACTTTATGGCTTTACCTGCAATCGTTATGGTAATTTCAGGACACTGTTCGATATGTTTGCGTGCGTCTATCTTGAAATAGAATCCTGTCATAGTTCACCTTTTTCTTTTATCATGTCGGATATCATTTTTGAACAAGGGGTTTCCCCGAACATCCATTGTTCAAGTGATATTATCGGCGTGTATTGCTTTTCTAATTCAGCACAAAGATCGGAGAAGTCTTTTGATGTATCGCTTGCGCCTTGCTCAATCATGGCTTATACCCCCTATCTGTGTGTGCCATCTTGTAGTGATAACCCGTGTTCAAGCCCTGACATGAAATCATCCTTTTGCCATCCAGGGTTATTCTCATTTAAGAACTTACCAATTGCACAGCCGATCTGGTTGCCATAGTCTGTCATGTCTGGATTGTGTTTCATTGCCACTATATGAGCGTGTACAGCTTGTGCTATATGGTTTTTCATACCAACCCCCTTAGAAAACTTTGAACGGCTTCGCTCTTCTAACACCCTCAAGGGCATATCTTAACGCATCTATGAAGTGATTGTCTTTATCTTCAAGCTCTGGGATCACGTCACCTGTCAACCTGTCTGTTTTATAACTATACCTGCCAAGCTCGTATGCAACATGCTTGCATCTCTCATGACAAACTATATCATATCCTTGTAAAAATTTCACACCCTCAATTACAGAATCTTTACCTTTTTTAGCGCCTTCCATTCTGAAGCCATGCCGCTTCATATAGCTGATTGTCTCAGGCCTTGCTGAATCTGCTGTTATTTTCCACTTGCGTGATCCATCAACGGTATCAAACAGGGCGGGGGTATCATCTATCTCAACGCCAACGCCATATGCCTCTTGATCTATAAACAGCTTCCTGCCGACAATAAAACATCGTACAAGCGTATTCGGGTCAACAGAGAACCCCCAGTCAGCCCCAAAGTAAAACTGTGCCGTAGCGGGCGTTTCAAAGCACTGCACGGTGTATTTTCCCTTGAACACCATTGCATCTGAGAGCTGTTGTGGTTCGCCTTCCCATATATGCAAGTATTTATCATAATCGCGTGCCTTATCGTATTCCATTTCTTTGCGCAGCACTTCGGGGAAGAATGGATTTTGTGGGTAGTTAATCTTGCGGAAGTCTGCGTTTTCACGTTCTGCAAGTTTGTGGACCGGTTCGTCAACCAGTTTCCGGTTATATGAAAACCAAAGCTCTGAGCCTTCTTTGCGGATTGTGGGGATGAGAATGTTTAGGCTTTCCTGGCTTGTGGTGTGTGCTTCCTCTATCCATGCTATGTCAACTCCCTCGAGCGATTTAATGCCGTCTGGGTCATGCCGCAGCCCCATAAATATAAACTGCGTACCGTTCACTCCGGTTATTTCGCTATTAAGCGAACGATAGAATTTATTTAATTCTCTTCTTTGGATAGTTGCATCAAGCAGGGCTTTGACTGAATCTTTAATTGACTTTTGATATTCTCTACCGCACAGGATTTTAAGCGCCGAGCGTGTGCCGAGTTTAAGCAGGAGGTCAGCGTATGACCACGACTTTGCGGAGCCACGACCACCATATGCACCCTTGAAGCGCATAGGACGGTTTAAGTATTTGAATGCAGCTGGGATGCTTGGCTTAATCATCTTCAACCCAGTTTATGCCGGTTGGTGACATACTTCCATCGGTTGACTTTAAATCAATAACCTTTTTATCATGCCCTGTGATTCTTGCCTTGCCGTCAATAGCTTTTATGGCGGCTTCAGGTCGTTCAATCTTTAATGCCAATTGCTTTGCTTCTTCATATTCAGCAGCAAGAGAATCCACTGTTATTTCATGTCTTTTAAGGGTTGCGGCCTGGAGTTCTTTTATCCTTAGTGCAACCTTAGTGCTGGCGGCAAGCTTGCAAGCATTAACATTTATGCTTGTTTCCTTCATGCGCTTCGTTGAATATGCCTGCCTATATGCTGCGCTTTTATCGCCAAGCTCAACACATAATTGTGAAAACTTTTCCTGTTTTGGTGTTAGTGCTTTTTTCTTAGCCATCATCTTCTCCAATGGTCTCATTAATTTCTTTAAGTTTTTGCTCATGGTATTTTTTAATTATTTTTTTACCATCTTCAATGCTGTATCTTTTTTCAAAATTACAGTCCTTGCATTTTCCAACATAGTAGCCTTTTTCGCCAACGTAAGATGGTGGCACTTCAAACCAATCTTTAAAATTATGGCTGCAACTTATCTGTTTTTCTACATCGCACAGCCTATCACTTAACCGCCTAAGTTCTTCTTTAAACCACTTTTTTGAAATAAACATAATCATTATCCCTCCATAAACTCAATTGATATTTTCGCTTCTTCTGCCAGCACGCCGGTCATCTCAGCCAACAGTGACCATGCGATAGAGTAGTTGCCGTTTTCGTGTGCTTCATTTGCCATCGCCTTAAGAGCATCCCATTTGCTTTTCAGGTGTTCTGCTTCTGCCAACAGTTCTGCTTTGCGGTCTTCGGTCATAGTAGCACCTCGATGGTTAGTTTTGTGCGCTTGCCGATAAGGTGTTTATCCTCAAAAAAATTATTCCCTGGGCATGCTATAATGTGACCGCTTTTTAATTGTTCAAAAGTACACTCAACCTCATACACTTGCGGCTCGACTTCGAAAAAACAGCACTCAGCACCGCTGCACCCTTGATGAAAACCATTTCCACAATCGCACTCAGCCACAACCACATTATACTTTTCAAGTTTTTCTTTATTATCCATGTCCCAGTGTTTGCAATTTTCGCATTTAACTTTTTTCATTTTATAACTCCCCCTTTTTATACTCAAAACATTTTAAGCTTAATGCGTTCATAGCCTGATCCCTACGTGCTTCTGTTTTATAGCTTCCCCACTTGCTCCACTTTTCGCCAAACATTCTCTGTCCGCTGGAACCCGCAGCGCAACGGTATAGAATCCCGTACGGCTTCTTTCCGGTTTTGCGCTTCCTGTGTTTTGGTATTTCATCGTACACCATTTTCTTTATCGCCTTTTTTCATACAGATAGCTAGCTCAATCAGTTCAACCCCTGATTCTCCTATTCGCTTTTCTTTTCATTCCGGTAACACCTCAATTGTTAGCTTTGTGCGCTTGCCGTGTATTTTATCAGTGGTTTTGCTGTCTGCAAAAAATGCGCAAGAGCTAATTTCTCCGGGGACATAGTTTGTACATATTAGGTTGCTTTCAACCGTATAAACCTCAGGCTCAACTTCCCAATCATCGGCAAGAACTTCGCTTGTTGAGAACATTTTAACGTTTGGAAGTTTCATCCAATGGTGACAACCATGTATTGAGCCACTCTTTTGCCTAAAATTCCTACCTGTTTTCAGTGCTTCTGTTAATGTCATAATTCCCCCATTTCTGCTGGTTAATTATTTTGATTTCCACATGCTCAAATATGTTTTAATTTCGGTTACAGTTTCAACAAACCCACGGCACACAACCGCCATGAATCCCTGCTCATTCAGAAATGCAATCCATTCCTTTTGTTCTTTTGAAACAACGCCACCGATTTCCTTTTTCAATTCAATGACAAGTCCGCTATATTTACCACGCTTTACAGGTAGCCAGATATCAAGCACGCCTTTTTTGTTGCCTGCTTTCTTTGCCTTGACTGCCCCGCCAACTGTAAGTCGAACACCGTTAAGCGTTGAAAACATAAACTTTAGCTCTGGGTGCCTAACACGTTCGGTCAACTCCCATTTAAAAACTGCGCACTGTGTATCATATTCTTCTTGTTTCATTCTAGTTCCTTTTATTAACGCGGTCAACCAACTCATCAAATGAATTATATTTTTTGCTTAGTGCCCAGCATTCAGTATTTGAGCATGTAGCCCGATAAAAGCCACACCCCTGATATGAAATTAATAATTTTGACCCACACTTTTTACACGGTTTTAATTTTGCTTCTGCTTCAGTTTTATTCATTGTACCTCGCCTTTGCTTGGCTTTCTTTTAATTTTAGTTCCCTCCAGTTACAGTTAGTGCCACCTATAACGCAAAGATCTGGAAAAAGTGTATCATCCAGAGTATCAAAGGAAAGTATACACGGGTTGCCACCACATTCGTTGCAAAAGAAAACGGTTGATCTTGAATCATCATGTTTTATTTCTTCCGTTCCTGTTCGTGGCATGACTTAGTCCTCCCTGAGCCTATTTACCTGTTTTTATATATCTGTCCCCTGTTTTTTTTACAGCGTCCAATATTGAAAGTCCAAGACTAATAAGCGTCTCATTTTTAATTAAGATACATTGACGTTTTCTGCCATTATCATCTTCTTCAAAAATCTCAAGTTCCCAAGATCGACTACCAACTTCGCGCAATAACATAGACGGTGAAATTTGTCTATTGAAAAGCTCTATTGTTTCAGGTAGGCGTCCACCTTCGCGTTCCCAGTCAAGCAGTGATTCTAGTTGCCCATTTCGTTTTTTGCTTGCCATAATTTCTTTCCCCCTATAAAGTTTGCTCACGGTATAACTGCCGCTCGCGTTTGCGTTCCGTTATTTTGCGTATTTGCCTTCAACCACCTTATTAAAATTCTCAGGTTTTATCAACCATCCTAAATCAGCTTTAAACGATCTGCCCCTTGACCCGGTTATTTTCCCCATTAAAAAATCACACGTTCTGACATAATCGAAAAACTCTGACCACCACAAAAGCGTCTGCCTGCGCTCTGAATCAGCCCATCTTGTCCTCAAATGCGCTTCCCTTGCACCTGTCCAGTTATAGACATCTTTTCCATTAACCTGTTTTGTACTTATTTTTGACAACTCAGGAAGCTTTAAATGATAAAGATTAATTATTTTAGTATGTGGGCATTGTTTTATTTTTGGTTTAATCGGTTCCGGTGGTGGGTCATCCGCTTGCGGAGGACAAGAGGGTGTTTTCTTTCCTTTACTTTCCTTTACTTTACTTTGTGTACCAATGTTGGAATTAATTGAGTTAATGTCTACAATAACCACATTTATGTATTCACTAACATCACAAAGCAGTATTTCTTCTGCAATTTTAACTTCTGTCCTGCGGCGTATTGCTTCTAAATATCGCTTTTGAATACCGGGCGATGTTAGCACTTCATAGTCATTAAATGTTTTTTGTGAGAAAAGACCACATTCTAAAGCTGATTTAACTACAGCATTTAATAGATTAATGTCAACATTAACCTTTCTACAGAATAATTTCTGCTGTCTGTCTGTCCATAAATAAAAATACCCTTCAGAATATATTTTATTTAAAAGTTTAATGGTTATACCAAATGCCTTTATTGCATTTTCCTGTCCAAAATCTACAGCAATGTCGGCTTCAATTGATAGCATTTTATCATCATTTTCAATGTCTGTATCCATCGGATAATAATCAAGCCCTGTCTTTATTGGTCTCGCCATTTTTCTATCCCTGAAAACTGGATTGTTTGGTTTTTTGCTCCCACGGAAATGCTTCGCCGTTATACTTAAAAGTGCTTTTATCAATATTTACTGTAAACATATCCCCGGTGCGGCCCCTGCGGTTTTTCAAAACCTTAAATATTAGCCCCGCATTTTCATCTTCGCATGATTTAAAAGCCCCTAAAATATAGTCGGCTGTTTCCTCTATTGCCCCGGATCCACGCCCTTGATGTAAAAAGATTTCCTGAGTTCCATCAGTTGCGGTCCTGTTTGTTTGTGCTAAAACCACAATCGGCATTTTAATCTCTTTTGCAAGATGCTTTATATCTCGAGCAATCTTGCTTATTTTTTCATATTCTTTTTCGTTGCCGGCGGATTCAATTAATCCCATGTAGTCAATACCAATAGCCCCGACCTGTTCGCCATTCCATTTTTTATTAATTAACCGAACATAGTCTGCAATTTCATCCAGTGCAACGCGACCGTCAACCACTGCAAAGTTTCTATATGCCTTCGCATATTTTGTCATGGTTTCATCAACGTGAGAATCGCTTTTGAAATGATTTTCAACAGATGTGCATGACCATCCCTGCATTGCCTGAATATTGCGCTCTACAAGTGAAGCAACGGGCATTTCAAGCGAAAACATGGCAGCAACTTTACCACTTTTAACACTGTAATTATGAAGGCAATATTGCAGGAATGATGTTTTGAAGCAACCGGCCCGACCCAAAAACGTTAATACCTGCCCGGGCGCAATACCGTGAACGATTTCATCTATGGCATGAATGCCGGTTTTAAGCACGTTGTGTTCAATTGCGGCAACATGCTCAAAATAAGCGTCTGCCTGCTCATATGGATTGTATATTTTAGCAGACATTTCTATTGTTTCGGAATCTTCAAGTTTCAAGGCGCTTAAAATATCACTAATTTCAGCACCATCATCAGCCATTTTATTTGCTTCAACAATCTTGGCTTTAATCTGCCTTCGCAGGTAGCCGTTTTTCAGCTCTGCAATGTGTTTGTCAAGCGTGATAACAGAAAAGCTGTTCTTCATCAAGTCTGCAAGCTTAGAACCATCAACACGCGCATCCTGCGCAACGTTGAAATAGTCAACCGGCTTCATCTTTGTGTGTAGCTCTTTTATGACCCTAAAAACGTCTTGTGATTCTCTATTTGAAAAGTATGCAACCGGGATACGGGGAATAAGGTGCTGTTGTTTGCCGTCAAGAAATGCCGTGATTACTGCTTGCTCATGTCCATTCATAATATCACCATAAAAAAAGCCAAAGAAAAATCCCCATTGCTGACGATACCAAGGAGCGCTTGATAAACAATGGGGATCTTAGTCTGGCTTTTTGTGAACATATTAAACACTCCAATTAATACCGTCATTTACTACCATATCACGTAAAACCTGAAAGTCAAGTTTTTTTATCAACGTTTAATAAATATTCATGTAGCCTCTCCAATATCCCAACAGCGGCCTTTGTTGTTCTGTACCCTGTCAGCGCCATTGACAGCGCTTGCGGGTTCTCCGGTTTGTCTGGTGTCATGAGCCATGCCAGGCGGTAACGTGGGATCTTATCCATGCCCGTGGCAACCATTAACTTTATACATTTTTTACGTAGGGTTTCTGGTTTCATGGTTTCCTTAAAACAGTGGTGTTTCAACTGGTTGGCTTATACGGTCTTGTGCTATCTTGAAATACTTATCATCTTTCTCAATACCAATGAAGTTACGATTGAGCTTTTTGCAAGCCACGCCCGTTGTACCTGATCCCATTGTAAAATCAAGCACCGTTTCATTTTCATTAGTGTATGTCTTGATAAGGTATTCCATTAGGGCAACTGGTTTCTGGGTTGGGTGATGTTTGTTTGTTCTATCTCGGTTAAATTTAATTATTGAAGTTGGGAACCTATCTGTAGACCCCTCTCTTTTTGGAGTACCCCCGTTTAGAATATGGCTTTCCACCCTGTTTTTAGTACCACTATTTGATGGTTCTTTATTAGGTGTCATTTGTGGGTTATATGTGGGCTGTTTCTGATAAAAAACACTTATTAACTCATGTATTTTACCTACCTGATTCTTTATAAACATAAAGTTTGTGGCCTGCTCTTTTTCCCATATAATATCATATCTAAAATCATCAATGTTGGACACCCTCAGCGCACTTGAAAACGGCTCAGAGCCAAACAATACAATCGCACCATTCTTTTTGATTATCCGTTTCAACTGTTCCCACATTGGCTCAAGCGGTATAACTGAATCCCATTTACATGCAGTGGTGCCATATGGCGGGTCTGTAAGAACTAAATCAACCGAGCCATCCGGTATGTCTTTCATTACTTCTAAGCAATCGCCGTGAATCAGTTTTGTGTTCATTCTTATTAGTGTACACATATATCCACAAAAGTCAAATAAATCTTTTTTCAACTATTTTCATTTTAGGGGTTGATATTGTGGTACAGTGTGCTACACTGTAGTTAAGTCAATGAATTAACCAAAAACAGAAAGGAGGCAACATGAAGAAGAAACCAGCAGTACACAGAACGGTGCGCTACCCGCACGATCTCAATGCGAAACTGGACAAACGTGCAAAAAAGGAAGGCCAGACGTTCTCCGGTATGGTCGTTTATTTGCTGAATAAAATTATTGACAGGAAATAATTAAAACTTAGGAGGATCATGCGATGGGATGCGATATTCATTTACACTTTGAAATTAAACTTAATGGGAGTTGGG